ACTAGTAGGTTCTTGTTTAAAGTTATCTGAACTTAGACTACTAGGACTGAAACGTCGACCAATGAATCCATCTATACGTCTGGTACTGGGCTCACTAACAAGTTGATCTAAGGTACTACCTAAAAATTTACGATTGGTATCAGTTCTAAATATACCCGGCAGAAAATCCAGAGTCTTTCTTGTAACAGCCATAACTTATTCCATTAGATCCCTATGCTACGATTCGAGTCCGACAACGATTGTACAATTTGCCCAGCTGTGATAGCTGTGATTACTTCAACATCATTCACAGTAGCAGCACTGATCAACAACTCATTGGCTTCTGCATTGATTTGATATAGGGTACCAAAGTCAACATTGACATCTTTTGGTACAATGGTTATACTGGCTACATTAGGACTAAGTTCTTTGTGCAGATATGCAGCTAATTCACTAAAGTAAAAAGTCTCGCCAAAATCCCAATTGGCTACATCAAAATATCTATTGATAGCTGATATAACATCCAATTTGATATCAGCATCGCTTAGATTCAGGTTAGCATTCTTTACTACCTTAAATATGGCTTGGTATTCCGCAGCAGCCTTATTACCAAACAAAGGTTTAAATACTGCGCTATGGAATATCATAGCATCACTGATTACTTTATAATTTTCTAAGTCGCTGAGATTGTTAGCTAGCTCTGTGCCAGTTGGTGCAGTTGGCTCTGGTACCACACCACTGGTATCTTGTATATAACGTCTGTAATCTAGATCATAACTGTTTAACAGCACATAGATGTCAATGATGTTGCTGATATTAGGATCAATTCTATGTGTATTTGGACTATTGTGTCTATACTGAAAATACAAAGACTGTCTGCCCATATAAGCTATGTACTTAGGACTGGTATTAGCTGGTGTAGTAATTTCTTGAATCTGTTTAATTTTAGCACTGTCTAATACAATACGATAAAACTTGTTAGAAGCACGAATATAAAATAACTGTCCTACTTCAAAGTTACGCTTCATGGCTTCGATATCACGTAGACTATTTAGGCTACTGATTATAGATTTGTTGTCTACGATTTGATATTGATCGTATTTGTCATATAGACTGACCAACTCAAAGAAAACCAACTTGTCTTTTGGTTTGGCTCCCTGAGCATATAACACAGCATTTCTGCTGGTCTTAATAATATTTTCTACTTCAGTCAAAGAATTTATGTTAAAACTCAAACGTGATACATAATGATCTAGATCAGACTGACTTGGATAATCACCAGTGTAGGTATAATAAAAATTGTTTACACTATCTGCATATGATTCAACGTTGGCACCCATGATTGTGGTTGACAATCTTTGTGTGTTAAGCACAATAGTTTCAAACATAAACGGATTGTCGGGCACACCGTCGTCATTGCCATCATAAAAAGTTAGATATACACCACGGTTATCTATGTAACCATCAGATCTACGAATTGGTTTGTGCACTGCCCAACTATAGTCTTTGCCTAACGGAAGTCCACTTTTACCTGGTACTGCGTTTACTTTAAGAATGTTTACATGGTCACGTATGACTCTGTTATTAAAGTTGTCATAGGTAAACAAGGATTCATCGTAGAAAAAGTTAGTTTCTTTTGCACTGTGAAAAATGTACTTTAAACTCTTATAACTAACATAGTACTGTTTGCCTACTATATCATAGTCAAACTTAACCAACCAGTTACTACTGTAGGTAATTTCGTCGCTGGGAATTAAGACCCAGGCTGGTAATTTTTTATTGTATCCTAAACCAAAATTTTTATATCCTGATATCAACTGTGTGATCTGATCGACCATACTGTCGGGTATATCATTTTTAAACACCGGAATCACTGTGTCAACAATGGCGCCGCCCGGTACCTTTACACTAAGAGTCACGGGCCCTAAACCATTGCTGAGATTACCTACTCCACCATTGGCGCCATCGCCAGTTACGTTGGTAATTGCAGCGTATAGCACACGACTACTGTCTGGATCATCAGGAGTGCCGGGTACAAGATTATTCACACTGTTAAAGTAAAAATTATCAGGAGCTACAAACTTAATCATAGCACCTACGCTGAGATATTTGTTTTGTCCTGTACCAGTTAAAAATATTGGAAAACTATTGTATCTAAAATATCCAGTGCAACCGCTGTCACCAGTGGTACTTAGATTCCATTCTAATTCAGTCTTGACCTTACCACTGCCAAAACTGGCAATGTTTATAGTGCCACCTACTGCTACACTGGTTTGGCTTACGTAATGATATTCGCCGGGTTCAACACCAGTGGTATCCCAGGTTATTGTACCCGATGTGATACCATTGTCAGTTATCAGGCCCGACGTAACCACATTGGCTGTTCCTGCTACTCGGGCACTTTTAATATACAATGGATGCCCTGGCGTGTCAATACGAAATGTCAACTTGTCGCCACTGGCAATGTTTAGTGTTGGATTATAAACAATAGCAGCATTACTGAATTTATAACTTGGTCCAGCTGAGGTAACTTCAAACTTTACATCATGAACAAATTCTTTGCGTTCTAAGTTGCTGCTTACAAACACTGTTCCTAAATTATTATCGGTGCTACCAAATTGAATAAAGTTAGTATTGCCAGTAAATGTAATTTGATAAATTTGATCATTTACCATGTTACTAGCATCTATGTCAACTTCTGGTGGTGGCTCTGGTGCTGTTTTTGCATAATAATTATGCATAAGATCTTTACCAGCGATAATATCGGGAATTAGTTGATTGTAAATAACACGTCTGATGTCAAATAAGTTATTAAAACTAAATGTAAATTGGTCTACAGACTCTTCACTGTAGAGCACACCGTCTGATCCAAAAATATTAGTGCTGCTGTACTTGCCTGTGGTATCTAGAATATCAAGATATCTACTTAGACCTGAACTAGTTCTATTGATAGCTTTGACTTTGGTAATTGTACTATAACTGGTGTAGGGGAAGGTGTTGTAATATTCCCCGGTGATCATACGATTTTGTGTATAGAAAAACTGTGGTGCTCTTTGTTTGATATCGTCGACTGACTCACGTGCGTTGGCATTTGCCACTGTGTATTTGAGACTGGCGCGGAAAGTAATAGTTTCTACACGATTGTAACGACTAACATAGTCAAAACTTACTTGTATGCCGCGCATTTCGTCTGGTGTGATTCTATAAGTTAGGCCATTGCTTACTCTATAATATAGTCTAAAATTGCCTCTTGGAATATTGGTAAACGCACCGTCGCCAAACACAAGACTAATTTGGTCATTGCTTCTAGAAGTTACTTGATATAAGTTGCGATCTTCTATCTGGTTGTAGATAACATTTACACCAGCAGTACTAGGTACCTGTGTCCACATATCATCCACAGCACCGGTATCAGTTACGCTGTATAACCAAACATCACTGTTGTTTATATTGTTGATGTCTACGTTTACTACTTTGTTAGCTATAACTTCGTTTACTGCGAAATCTAAACTTGCTAGTTCACCTTGTTTGAAATGTAAAAAGAATCCTGTGTTGTTGCTACCGTTGCCTTCACCATCATTAAAATAAAGCAAATTAAAAGGATTATCTATGCGTGGTGCCGATTCGTAAATGTAAGTTTTATTAGCACTGGTGGCACTGACTACTTCAAAGCTGGTATCTCTACCATCAACCTGTGTATTGAATCTATAAACTGGCACAACATTTGGTGTAACGTTGATGCTGTATTCTTCTGTGCGTAAACCATTGACCATGGCGGTTCGAGCCGGCTTCCCTACGATCTGGCTAGTTACCAAGCTGGCATTCATGATAGCAGTAAACTGATCATACCAGCTGTCATTGCCGGGATCAGCCCAATTTATAATGGTATTGCTGATATCTATACCATCATTATCATAGATGGTTTCTGTGGTGCTGATGCTTTCAATCTTCATGTACCCAGAAGCACAGACTGTACGCTTGGGATTATAACTTACCAGTCGTGCCAGCTTGAGTATGCTGTCTCTGCGTTCAGCAGTGTCAATAAAGTTTTCTCTTGCGTTTAGGTCTGTTCTAAATGCCAGGCTTTGCCCAAAGAAAGCTATAAGATCAATTAAGGCTACAAATTCTGAACTTTCAGTAAAATCATTGAAATCTTCTGGGTAGTTTAACTTGATATAGTCAATCATGGTCTTACGCAGAGTTTCAAAGTCGTAGGCAGTGAAATCAGCTTCGCGGAAAGTTTGATAAACTTTCTTCCAGTTTTCTGCGCTTAGTAAACCAGTTTGACGTGAGATTATGGCCATATTAGTTGTGTAATTTAACTATTTATTCTGAAAATTATAGTATAAGATAACTACTCCGTTATCAATGTGCGTGTGTTACGATCAAATTTCAACAGCAAAGACCCCAGCTGATTGTCCATAACGTAGCGTAATGCCACTTCAATTTGTATACCATCGGTATAATCTGTTATAGCCACATCCTCTACTGAAAGCCTAGGATCATATCCAATCACTCTACGCACATCGTCGGCAATGATTTTTTTAGTATTATCGTTGAAAGGTTCAAACAAAATATCCCATACTATGGTACCAAAATTTGGGTTCATTAGCTTTTCGCCGCGGCGTATGTGAAAATGATTAAACAGGTCCTGCTTGACCAACTCAAAGTCAGTTAGTTTAAACTTTCTAGCGCGATTATATGTACTAAAACCGTAGTAAGTGGGCATAATATGTATTTAACCCTTAGGCTTTTCCACCTAAATACTCAACAGCATAGCGTCCACGATTGAAATATGTAGCACCTGTGGTTTTGTTTGCATCCTGACCAACCCCGGTATCTCTCCAGTCCTTGGCTCCTTTGGCTCCTAGTAACTGTGCCACAGCAACCATACCACCTTTGGTAGCAGCATCATCATCAGGTCTGATAGCACCATTGCGTTCCATAGAAGCATAAAGTTTACTATGATAACTTTGAATTGCTTTTTCCTGTACACCACCACTGGCTAGAAAATCTTCCTTGCTGCCTATACCATCTTTACCAGTCCAACTACTAGGATACTGTACAGCTTTTGTTCCATACTGTTTGTAAGCACTTGGATGTATATGTCCGGTGTCTACTAACGCAGCGGCGCCCATTTGATAACGTCCTAGATAGTTACCATTGGTTTTTTCTACTACACCATAATCCAAACCTGACTCTGAATAACCAATTTGGGTCAATAATCCTCTATACTCCTGCTGAGATAAATCTCCTAGTCCATCACTGGGGTTAGGCGCATTGGCAGCTTTGAGTAGATGTTCGGGTGCTGCACGACTTAATTTACTGCGCTGAGCTTGTTCAATTCCTGGACTGCCTTCGGCATCCGGACTCTCACTTAAGATCGGATTGCCTTGACTGTCGGTTACTGCGCCTCCTGTTCCACTTACTACCGGAGTACCGCGTGAGGTAGTGCGACTGTTACTTGGGGCAGATGAGCCTTCTTTGTATGGTGGACTACCTTCTGTAACATCTTGATTATCGCCTTCACCACCTTCGTTGCTGTTAGAACTAGAACTGCTAGTTCCTGCTTTACGTGGCCATGGCTCATGCGTTGGAACAATCTTACTTACACTCTTAATCTTGTTTTCTTCTACTTGCCATTGACCGTTGCCATCTTTCTTGGTATCGGCGCTGCTCTTGAGCGGTAGGTCACGTGGCTTGTTCACATTAGGACCTTTGCCAGAATTTAGTAAAATCTTTTCGCCACTCACAGTTAGTACCTTGCCGGTGGTGATACTGCCACCAGCAGTGGTCATAATATCTATAGCACCTTCACTGCCTATTTTTACACTACCGCCAAAGATTGTGGTATCTTTGTCAGTGCGGGATGTCAGTGACTCTGATTCAAAGTTTATGCTTTTCTTGGCTTTGACTCTGATGTCACCTTCCACATGTAGGTTAAAGTCTTTGTCTACATGCCAATTTAGATCGGCCTGTGTGCGTATGTTTAAATTATTAGCACTATATATATTCAAGTGGCCGGCATTGGTCATTTCTATCCAAACACTGCCATTGCTGTTGGCTATATAAAGAATTTTTTCTTTATCGTCCATTAGAATTTGATGGCCACCTGCACTGCGCCATCGAGTTAGGTTATTGTTACCACTTTCGTCACCGTCGTCCAATACAAAACTATGCCCACCTAGTCTAGTAGATATTTTACGTTCGGCAGTTTTGGCATTGGCAGCAGGAGGCTTACCTTTGGTACGACCCGGTGTACTAATACCAAATACACCCGCCGGAGTTTCACGCTGGCTACTGCTTTGAATAATACCTCTGGTCTTGGTCAGGTTTTCTCTATCGGTACCTTGTTCTACTAGGATTTTGACCTGCGGCTCGTGTATGGGCTTCTTTTCCTTGGTAAACTGATCGAACTTGACTTCATCACGATATTCATTAAATTCTGCCACAGGATAAGGTAAGCCCTGCTTAACAACTTTCTTAAGTTGCTCGTCCTCTATCTTGTCAATGCCTTCAATGTCCTTGCTGGCACCAATGGCAGGTACCATATGATGCCCAAGTTGATTAGGTACGCAGGCAAACCAAAAGCCGCGTTCAGGATCACCAGCCAAGAACGTGCATATAACAAAGTTTTCCAAGTCGGGTACGTTGTACCACATACCATAGGTGTGTCGGACTTTGCTAAACTTATTTTCTTTACTACCAGACTTGCTTTTGCCATCGGGAGGATCTTGTACGGTACTACCTAAGAAAGGACTAGCATACCACACAGTACGCCAATTGTTTGGTAAACTAGGATCACCCCCGAGGTCAGGTATCCATACCTGTAGTCTACCTGATCTAGTAGGATCACGATTTTCTTTTACTATACCCAAATATGGGCCTGCATCAAAACGCACCCCTGGTGCATCTTCTTTTCTGACAAATTCAGGTACTGTACGACCTAATCTTGAATCGGTATTGTAACTCATCTATTATCCGAGATAAAAATCATCGTTGTTGGCTTCTCTAGGTTCTTGATCAGCTGCTGCCACTAATCCAGAGTCTGGAGTAGCAAAATCTATCCCAGCCACTGAGCTGTCACCTGGATCAGTATAGTAATCAACAAAATTATTAGGATCTTCTTCACCATACCCACGTTGGCCACGTATGGCATCTCTAGCTGCACCTTGTGCTGCCATACGTTCACTGTCATAGGCAGCTTGGGCTTCAGGCGGAAGATCATACCCACGCTGACCACGTATGGCATCTCTTGGATCAACTGCGCTCATTGGGGAACCCCCGCCGCCACCGCCCACTGCATCATCCGGCTGCTCAAACAAACGCACCATGTCTAAATTCTGATAAAACATACCACGTTCAAAATGATTTTCAACCGTGATAATCTTGTATAAGCCACTAAAAGTATTTTCGCCGTCTGATGCAAAATTATATAAACCAGTGTCTTGGTTGATGTCATCGGGAGTTCTAAAACGCAGCTTGACAAACACTTCATGCTGATCCATACTAATACTGCTGCCCGAGCCGCCGCCTGGTGGATAAAATACATCATCCTGCTTGATAAAATCAGGATCCCCAGCTACTTTCATTTTGACATTGACCATGTCCCCGCGACTGCTGCTCATTATACTTTTATACAGGTCGTTGGCTTCGACTTGCTTTTTGGTCACGTTGGTGGCCTGGCTGGTTTCTTGTGTATGTTGACTTACTGTGTTGGTACGCAGATTTTGAACGGTTCCAGATTCACCAGACGCTACTGCATCTTCTTTGTCCTGTTCCTCATCTTTTTCCGAAACAGTGCCTGCTTGGTTTTTTTGCTCGTAGGCAGTAATTGCAACAAAAAACATTACGTTAAAATCAATATCTAAATTTAAGATGTCTTGATTTTTTCCCGTGTAGATGTAATCATATTCTTTGCTCCACTTATTAGGTAGTGCACGTTTACTTTGCATAAACTTGGTGTTGTAGTACTGAAATGTTTTCACATAAAATGTAATAGTTTTTTGGTATACTTTTCTTATACTATCCCATTTACCGGCATTGTACTTGACTGTGGTTAAAATCTTGTGAATGCGTAAGGGTTCATTACCTATGCCTTCACTAGGCTGTTCCTCAATCAACTCAGCATAGTATTCGCTGCTGCGTAGTACATGATTTATGACTTCAAGGATACTGGTACCTGCGTTTACTCTAAACAAACCTTTTTCAAGATCTATGTTTTGTTTATTGTTGTTGTCGTTTTGCGCTCCGGTGTTAGCCAGTGGATTTTGCTTTGGTTTAAAGATAATCTTTTTATCACTGATATCACCATCAATTACAAACTTGTATTCATCAGCTAATTTTTGATGCTTACGCTTGACCAATAACTTTTGATAATTGTTTAGTGCTGTAGCAAAGCTATAGGTCTTAATAGCATTTGACTTTGATGGTGTGTTGCTTCCATAGAATCCTCCATCTTGTGCTTCGGCATCTCTGCTTTCGAAACTACTAGACTCACCACCACTGCGATTACCATCAAAGAACTCACCAATGGTTTTACTTAATACCTCATAATTCACTGGTGTGGTGCCCACAGTTTGCTGCATGGCCACATGCGAAGCTGGCACTGCTCTGATCTGATATTCTGTGCCTTTTGGACCAAGTTTGGCCTTGATTTCTATAATTTTTATCACTAGTAACTTAGTTAGATCTGCTATTGGTCCGACCAGTGATCCATCTTCTTGGTTAGCAAAAAAATCTATTTGCAGCACAAAAGGCATTTGATCCCAACTGCGTATATTGTTTTGATTAGCAACTTGAACTAATTTTTGTATAAATGTAATACTATACAGCTCAATCACACTCATTTCGATTACCACAACATTACTAGCTCTAGTGGTAGCATTGTGTCCGATTACAGTTTGAATTTTGCAACTATCAAAATACATGTCTTTGCCAAACAGTGGATTGCGGCTTAATTGTTGATCGCGCCGACCCCCACTGGCTATTAAGACTTCACCACTGGTAGCTGCATAGCCCGATCCACCCTCTACAATATTATTGTATTTTTCCAATGTCAAGGCATGCAGACTTAATCCATAGGTATAATTTGGATAAGCATCTAAGGGATTCTTTTTGTTCTTGCCAGTGGTGTTATCGCCACCGGGACTAATGCTTTGATCACCACCTGAATAATCAT